TGATCTTCATCCGAATAGAAGAGCGCTGAAAAGCCCCCACTCCAGCGTTGAAGGCAAAGCTGACGCACGCATCGAAAGCCCCTTGACGACCAGATAAAGCGGGAGCAAGTCGTAGAACACCACGTTCAGTAGGGCTGACATCATCTGCGAATAATTTCTCGATCTCTTCTTTAGTCCAGACACGGTTGTCCTCCTGCTTTAGGGGCATCTCTTTGCGAATCATTGGGGTATCTTTACCCTCTACCCTGACAGCAGGCAGACGGATTTGATCTTGGTACAAAACATGACCGTAGCCAATTGTCCAAATATGGGCTGGGCAGAGGTACGGTTTAGTCCTGTACCCCTCCCACTGGTGCATCAAATCAGCGCCAGCTTTGCCCAATTTCATTTCTTGCTCCAGCTTCTTGAGCCAAACCAGAAACCTATGATGCCTCCAAGCATTGCCATTTCGTCTGTGGAGAAGATAATTTCAGACAATCGGATCAGGTCTGCCATGCTCATTACAAGCTGTGGGTTGCTGTATGCGTAGTAAGCAATCCAACCATTGATGGCACACAGTTCCAGCACAAAGATGTAAGTAACCATGGGGCGAACAGTGCCCACAAAGTTCACCACCCAGCGGCTGGCGTTGTCCATAATCTTCTTATCGTGGTCATAAGCCGCTACAGTCATCTGAGCGTCTGTTTCCATTGCAATCTGGTCAGTACGAATTTCTTCAATCTTTTGTTGAGCGGCGTAACCTTGAGCTAACATCTGGAGTTGTAACTCCATCTGGACACGAGCAAGAGCTAACTCATGGCGCTGGTCAGCCTTGTTTTGGAAGAAATCTAGTAGTTTAGGTAAGCCTGATATGAGCAGACCGCCAAGGGTTGATATGAGTGAAAGCATGGTTAGTCCTTACATTTAGATTTGTCGTCATTTTGCATGAGTTTGATACCAGACAGGAACCCAATCATGCCTCCGATAAGAGTAGAAAAAGCGGGTGAAATCATTTTGAAAATCTCGGCGTTGTCCACTTCCTTTGCCCACAGACCCAACATAAAGCTGATTACCATTGCCAATACGGAGATACATAGGGTTGTGCTTACCATGAGCGTGACCCATAGCGTCAGCTTTTCCTTTGTCTCCACTTGGGGTTTTGCTGGAGTTCGTGTTGGCTTTCTCGTCATACAAGTTTGTCAATCTCGCGTTTAAGGTTTGTAATGTCAATGTTTAGAGTTATCTGCCGCATCCTGTATTCATAAATCTCATACTCATACTGGTGAAACTTCTTTACCGTATTGTCAATCTGTACCTGCAAAGCGTATTCAGCGTTCTGCTTTTCCACCCTCTTTATAAACAGTTCCTGTTGCACCATTGCTTGAGGCTGGACGACTGGATACCACTTGTCGTAACTGATCTTCATTTCTTTTCACGTTTAAGCGCCTCTTCATAACCACGCAAAATTAAAGCTCGAGCTTCTGCCGAATCTGCTGTACCCGCCCACATAGGCAAGTTGTTCCAAATGACCACATAGTCTTCTGGTTTGCAATACTGTGCATTGTTTTTTAGCCAAGCAACCATTTGTTGATGGCGCTCGGACGGGTTGTGAATTGTGTAGCCAATCCCATAGAACTCGCGCACATGGCAACCATTTTTGGCTGTGGCTCCAGCCAACACTAACAACAGTAACAGAATGAGCCAACGCATTTATCACGCCCAACTCCATGCAATTATGTAAGTGCCATAAATGACGAAGGCAACTAAAAGAGTCGCCGCAATAAATGCTTCGACCCAGTCCCACATGATTATGCGTTCAGTGCATCCAAACGACCCCATGCCCAGTCTGTAGCGGTTGAAGGATCAAAAGGAATAGTAGCTTCTGAATTGTTTGGCTGTGCTGGGTCAGGTTGTGTCCAGTTTGCACCAACTGTTGTCAAATACGCCAACAGGTCAGCTTTAGTTGCAATAGCTTCAGCGTCACCAATGTCATCAGTTTCAGAAATGCCAACCATGACCATGTCACGGGGGCTAGGGGTGCTAGGGTCAGCAACCACAAACACACCACCAACGCCTTCAGCGTGTAAGCAGAGGAATGTAGGGACTGTGCCTTCAGCGGCTAAACGATACTTCATCATGCGATGTGCCATTTTTATGCTCCTTGGGCGTACTGCCCGCTAAATAAATATGCGCCAAAATGTCCAAGTTCGCACCAAGGCGCGGCCCAGACGGTTCCACCATGCTCACGGTACAAGTGGCAGAAGTTGTAGTCCTCAGACAGAAGCTCATGATCGTAGTTCTGTACCTTGAAGTAGTCGTACACCTTCTCGCCTTTAGGGATGGTTACACCCCCGTTGTCATACCAGCCCACATGTGGCTGTAGTTTCTCAAAAACATCGCGGCGAATCAACATAAATCCTGTGCCGATATGCTTTACCTGAAACGGCAAGTCTGGGCTAATCATCTCGTGACCATCCAGCTTGTTTAAATTAAAAATGCCCGTAAGGGCAGGCAAGTTAGGATGGTTCAAAACAGCGCCCTGACGAACTTTATCCCAGTTAATTCCCTTCATTGGGACTGGGCCACCAATGACCCCTTTGTCAGCTTTAATCATTCGGGCAATGTCGTTTGCCACAAACTTCTGGTCAGCGTCAATAAAGATCAGGTGGGTTGCATCCTGCATCTGCATAAAGTGGTGCGCTATGGTGTTTCTGCCACGTTGCACTAAGCTCTCGTTTCCAAGAAATACGCAAGTCAGCTTGATGTTGTTTATCAGGCAGGCTTCCTTGAGCGCCAGCAGGGACTGAGTGTACTCAGTACACATCATCCCCCCATAACATGGTGTGCCGACGACTAGGTGCATTATGCGGCTTTCTGTTCTGGGTCAGGAGCCATTTCCAACGCAGGAGAGTTGGTCAAAGACGAGCGGTCAAAAACAGAGAATCCACGACGAGCCGCAAAGGTAGCAGGGTCTTGTTGCCACTTATCTGCACAAGCCTCAAGCCAACGCATAGTCATTTCGTGTGTTGGAGCGTTACCGTTTGAGATAAGTTGGTTCTCCATGTTCAAGTAGGCAAACACTTCAGCCTGTGCTTGAGCGGCGTTGATACCCAAGTCAAACAAATAGATTAGGTTGCCTTCGTCAATCATGCCATTGCGTGAACGAGCCGCATTCAGGGCCTGCTTCATACAGGTCATGATGTGGTACTTAGACTCTTCCTTCTCGTAGTCTTCTTCGGTGATCTCGTTCTTGCCAACGGCTTCCAGCAACTGGGCGTGTTGATTGACCATGAAGTTCATCTTGCGGATAGCGCCATTGACTGCGTTCTGTGTGCCGTCAAGGTGTGAGCCTAGTTCAAGAATCTCAATTTCAAACAACTCACGATCAAGCGCGTCAGTGCAGGCTTCTAGTTGGGCTTGCTTCTTCTTCATCTCAACCTGCTTCTTACGCATATTGATGTAGGCTTCTTGCAAAGCGGCGCGGGTACGATCAATTTCAGCAAGTGTATGTTTTATGCTACGGATTGGGGTGATGGCAGTAACGTCCAAGGTCACTTGCATGAACTGCGAATGGCTCTTGTGGAAGTTGCTGGTGTCACGCACCACCGCTGGCATCTTAGCGTCAATGTTGCTCAACATGACGTTGTACTCAGGCTTTACAGTAGTTAAAGCCGTGTTGATGTTGCTGATGATTAGGTCGTTCAAGTGGTTCTCCTGTTGTTGAGACTTATACTATAAACCACCGTGGGCGTTTGATGTTGCGCCGCAAGCATATAAACCCCCTGATAGATCACCAAAATCAGTAGCGTTGCCTGTGGAAGCAATCGTAATGTAGTCAATTACATTGTATGTGCCAACAGCACCCCCACCAGCAAACACTCCACGAGTGGTTGAAGAACATCCAGATAAATTATCTCTTGCCACAGTTAAGTCACCAAAGTCTGTGGCGTTACCTGCTGAAGCAATTGTGACGTAACTAATTACGTTTATGGGGCCAGAGCCTCCCCCAAATATCCCGCGAGTTGAAGAGGAGCAAGAAGCTAAATAACGCATTGTTACAGTTAAATCACCAAAATCAGTAGCATTGCCTGTGGAAGCTATAGTTACATAGTCAATTACATTGGTAGCCGATCCAGAATCTCCCCCACCAAACAATCCTCTAGTTGGTGAAGAGCATCCAGCAAGAGCAAGCCTTGCTACAGTTAAATCTCCAAAATCCGTGGCATTCCCCGTAGAAGCAATCGTGATGTAGCTAATTACGTTTGTGGGGCCAACACCTCCCCCAAATAATCCACGAGTTGAAGAGGAGCACGCCCCAAGATAATACACACTTGCCCCAATAAGATCACCAAAATCTGTAGCTTTTCCAAAAGTTGAAAATTCAACATAATCAATTACATTTAACCCTGAAGATGTTTCACCGCCTCCAAAAACACCTCTAGTAGATGATCCGCATCCAGCAAGTTCATATCTAGCAACTGTTAAGTCACCAAACATATATGCGTTGCTAGTGGTAGCTATATTTATGTATTGAATAGCCGTTTGAAAATTTGTTAAATTGTATCCACCACCAAACAACGCAATTTCAGAACTTGTTGGTGTGGGCTGGACAGCGGCGGCGGCAGAAGAACTTGCGCCAAGCGTGTACCGAGAAACAGTTAAATCACCAAAATCTGTGGAATTTCCTGTTGAAGCTATAGTTACATACTGGATGACGTTCTGCGCTGTACCGCTGATAGCGCCACCCGCAAATACCCCACGTGTGCTAGAGGCGCATCCCCCCATTTCCCGTATGCCAGCCAACAAGTCACCAAAATCCGTAGCATTGCCAACAGACGCAATGGTGATGTAATCAATAATATTAGTGGTTGCACCACCACCAGCAAATAATCCACGGGTGTCAGAGGCGCAACTTGCCGGATAATTTCTTGCTACCGTCAAATCGCCAAAATCCGTAGCATTACCAGTAGACGCAATAGTGACATACTGAATGACGTTAGAGTACCCACTTGCGCCATCGCCACCTGCAAAAATCCCTCTGGTAGAAGACGAACAGGCTCCTAGCTCTCGTATTGCCGCAAGCAAGTCACCAAAGTCTGTAGCGTTGCCAGAAGATGCAATTGTCACGTAATCTATGACATTGGATATTGCTCCTGTGTCTCCACCACCAAACACTCCGCGCACGTAATTTGAACAAGCCGCCAATCTGTCTCGCGTAACTGAAAGGTCGCCAAAATCAATAGCATTACCGGCTGTTGCAAGAGTTACGTACTGAATGACATTTGTAAGCGACCCATCATTTCCCCCGGCAAACAACCCGCGCACAGAGGACGAGCAACCTGCAAGGTCTTTTGTTCCAGTGATTAAGTCACCAAAGTCAGTCGCATTGCTCAAGGTAGCAATCACAATCTGATCAATAGTGTTGTAATTAACACCAGTTGCGCCGCCGCCGCCAAACAAACCAATAGGCGCAAGATTGCCAGCCGTAGGCCACAGCCCTTGTTGAATCCAAAATGTTGCTTGGTCTATTGTCCAGACACCGGGGGCCGCTCCGTTGGCATACGGCCCAGCAGGAGGTACGGCTACGGGTCTGATGATCCCTGCGTTCCAGTTAGAAATTGCCATTAGGTTACCTCAATCCAAGATGTTGTTGGCTCGTCCCAAGCGTATCGTTTATCGTCCGTTGGCATTGGTGTAGGCGCATCCCACAAGCAAGTTGTTTCGTTTAAACTCCAAGAAGCAAATGGCTTGGGCGGGATAAAAGCATCACGATCTGTGTCGTATGTGTAGCCAACTCCTGCGTAGTTTTTACGCAATGGACGACCTTGTGGATGCTGACCACCAAAAGTGTTATACGAAGTTTGCACCCAACCTGACCCAAACAATCCTGAATCAATAACATCCTGCTCTGCCACGACAACCTGTGTGACTATGCCGTTTTCCACTTTTGCAAAATGACTCATGTTACGCCTCAGAATGTAATTGAACCTGAAGAAGTCCAAGTGTAAATGCGATAACCTCCAGATACAGTGACTGTTGGTGAGCCTGTTGTTGCTGATGCCGCAGAAAATGTATCAGCATAACGAATAACAACTATTCCAGAACCACCATTACCGCCAGACACAGCCGAACCACCACTAGCCTTACCAGCAGTTCCACCACCACCGCCACCTAAGTTAGCAGTTCCGTTAGTTCCAGTTGTATTGGTGCTTGATCCTGCGCCACCACCGCCAGCGCCCCCAGTTCCACCAGTACCCCCGTTGTAAGAGCCACCACCACCGCCACCAGCATAAGTTACAGATGAGCCAGTTATAGACGAAGCTGTTCCCGCACCACCATTTCCACCAGCAGAACCGCTACCGTTTGCTCCTACTGCCGAAGCGCCACCACCGCCGCCACCACCAAACCTTGTTGATGCAGTGCTACCTGTTCCACCGTTACTGCCTTGTGAGGGTGAAGTTGATGGAGTGTTGCCAAGTCCCCTTGATGTACTAGCTGAAGCGCCACCACCAGAACCGCCATTGGCCCCGGGGCCTGTTCCCACAGAGCCACCTCCACCACCACCAGTAGATGTTATAGAGTCAAAAACAGAATCAGAGCCATTAGTGCCTTTTGTACCTTGACCACCTCCAGCGCCGCCACCTCCAACTGTGACGGTAATAGCGGAAGTTGAAGTAATAGCAAAACTAGATGCAGTTCTAAAACCTCCTGCGCCACCACCACCAGAGCCAGAGTCTTGAGAACCAGCGCCACCTCCTCCAGCCGCACCAGCAACAACTAAGTATTCAATTGAGGAGGGGGGGCCAGTCCAATTACCTGAACCCTTGGCTTGATACTGCGCAGTGAGCGTCCAGACACCTGAATAACTTGGCATTTATAAACCTCCGTGGGCGTTGGAACAACCAGCTAATGCGTAATTACCGACAACCAAATCACCAAAATCTGTGGCGTTACCAGTTGAGGCTATTGTGATGTAGTCAATTGTATTTTCTGGGGTTGCGTTGTACCCCCCAGCAAAAACCCCAATAGTTGAAGAGGAAGCTCCAGCAGGCGAGAAACGAGCAAGTGTTAAATCACCAAAATCAGTTGCATTTCCAGCACTAGCAATAGTGATGTAGTCAATTACATTAGTTGTACTAGCGGAGCTTCCCCCCGCAAAAATACCACGGGTGTTGGATGAGCAAGCCGCTAAAGACCCTGTTGCAACAGTTAAATCACCAAAATCAGTTGTGTTGCCAGTCGTGTCGATTGTCACATACTCAATAATGTTTTGTCTAGTAGAAAGGTCAAAGTTACCGCCGCCAGTCACTGCTCTGGTTGTAGATGCACATGCCGCTCCCTGATATCGGGCAGTCGACATATCACCAAAGTCGGTAGTGTTACTTGCTGAAGCAATCGTCACATAACTAATTGTGTTTGTGTTTGTACCACCAGAGTTACGTCCACCAAAGAATAAACCTCTGGTGCTGTTTGAAGTACCGTAGATTCCATTGGTGTTTGCGTATGAAATGTCTCCAAAATCAATAGCAAGACCAAACGTAGAAAACGTAACGTAGTCAATTACGTTTGAAGGGCCAGACAAACCACCACCCCAGACTCCGCGAGTCGATGAAGAGAACGACCCAAGACTGTGGCGGGCAGATGTCAGGTTGCCAAACATGAACGCATTACCAGTTGTGGCGATATTGACATACTGAATACTAGCCTGTGTTACATCCGCAATAGAAACTCCACCACCAAACAATGCCATAGCCGCACTTGTTGGTGTGGGTTGAACTGGGGCGGCGGTATTGGAGCAGGCGGCAAGCCCATACGCTCCTGTAACCAAATCCCCAAAATCTGTAGCGTTTCCTACTGATGCTATGGTCACATAATCAATAGTATTGTACCCATCAGCACTATCAAAACCGCCTGCCCAGACTCCACGAGTTGAGGAAGCGCACGATGTAACGTAACCTCGTGATACAGTTAAATCACCAAAATCAAGGGCATTGCCAACAGTGGCAATTGTTATGTAATCAATAGTGTTTGTGTTAGTTGAAACCCCCCCTCCAAAAAGCCCACGGGTTTCTGAAGAGCACGCACCAATATAACTTCTTGCAACAGTTAAATCCCCAAAATCAGTGGCATCACCCGTGGAGGCAATACTGATATATTGCATGACGTTTATACCAGTGGTTGAAACTGAGCCGCCACCAAAAACAGCCCGTGTACTAGATGCACATCCAGCCGTACTTAATTCTCCTGTAGCGGATAAAAGGTCACCAAAATCAGTAGTATTTCCTGTAGATGCTAGGGTGATGTACTCTATAACATTTACTTTTACATTGGTATTACTAGAACCCCCAGCAAAAATTCCTCGAACATAATTTGACGCACTAGCTAGTTGATCTTTTGCACCTACAAGATCACCAAAATCCGTAGCGTTTCCTATTGAAGAAAAATTGACATAGTCAACAATATTACGTTTAGTGCTCGCATTATTTCCACCACCCCAAACACCACGGCTACTAGAGGCGCAAGAGGCTAAATTAAAACGGGCAAGGGTAAGATCACCAACATCAACAGAATCACCTGTAGTTGAGATAATAATTCTTGAAATTATGTTTGATGTAGACGCGCCGCTCCCACCACCAAACAACCCATAAGGCACTATGTCAGGAATTACGCTTCCACTTGCCGCACTGAACGCGCTTGGGCCGTAAGTGTTTGTTGCCCATACAGCAAAGGTGTAAGACAAACCATTTGTCAATCCAGACACCGTTACAGGCGATGATGCGGCAGTACCAAGGAGAGAGCCGGGCGTTGAAATAGCCGTGTAAGACGAGATAGCTGAACCACCTACATTGGTCGGCGCAGTAAACGCAACAGACACAGAAGTATCTCCACTCGTAGCCGTCCCAATGGTTGGTGCATTAGGGTTTCTTAACGGATCATAAAATGCTGAGATAAACCCAGCAGGAGGACGTAGTGGCATGATGCCCCCCTTTATGCGTTAATCTCTTCCCAGCTTGCATTCACTACAAGATCACTAGCCGTGCCAGCAGTTGCACCGATGGATTGATTCTCCAGCAAGTAAAACGTGGTGGTCTTGTCGGTCACAATCAATGTAGCATCAGCAGGAACTGAGATTGTAGAAACAATCGGAAAAGCCGTACCGCCTAAAGCGGCGGCGCTGTACACGTTGATCGTGATGTCAGCGGCGGCTGTTCCGTCTACGTTAGCAACGGTGATTGAGTTGATCTTGAAAACTTTGCCACTAGATGCGGCATTGCTTACCAAGCTAGTAGCACTGGTAGTAGTTAACGATGTTTGCGAAGAGTTGCCATAAATGGCGGCTACGTTGACAATATTTGGATTTGCCATGATGGTTCCTTACAGACCGAAAATCATTGAGAAGGCGATGGCTTGACCTTTGGTCGCACCGCTTGAAGTTGCAAAAGTGAGGTTGCCAGCACCGTCAGTTTGAATTATTTGGTTTGCCGTACCGTCAGCAGTGGGGTACTTTAAACCAGCAGGGTTGTTCATGATGCGCTTAACAACGCCTGATGCGTTTTCGGCGTACAGGGCCATGTCGGTGTCGGCGATGTTGAAGCCGAGTTCCCCCGGCAACAAGTTAGCCGCCAACGGCACAGCCGCCCCTGTCGTCGTGCGATAAAGCTGAATAGGTGTAAAGCCTGATGCCGCCATAGTGTTACCTCAAATTCTCAAGTTTGTACAAAGTCTTCATGTGCAACGCTGTCAGCTCATCAATGATGTTCTCTAGCGCAGGCACATTCTTGGCTATCTTTTCACGATTTTCGGTTAGCCAAATTATATCGTCGTGAATCATTTTTGTCGTGTTTTCCACGCTTCCTTCAATTTCCCCAATAAGTCCAAAACTACCTTGGTAGGCTTCGACATATTTATCCAAGTTTTCAATTAGGTCGTCATAGTAGTGACCTAACGCTTTGTGCTCTGAGTAACTGTTCGTCTTCCAGTGCCTGATGTGCGCGGCGTTACGAGCCTTGAACATGCGGTCGATAAGTTCTTCTACCATCAGAATGTGCCTCCAGAGATGCCGCCAACTGCTTTAAATGCGCCAGTACCATCTAAACTTGCTACCTCTGTTTCACCGCCAAACCATTTGAAGTAAAACGAAGATGAAGCAACTGGTACACTAGACCACATTGTCGCGGCGTTAATACCCATGGCATAGTCAACTTGACTGCCTGAAATTGCTGGATACATCAACAATTTTGTACCCGCGCTTCTTGTGGTAAATGCTGGAGCACCTGTGCCTTGTGTGTTCCATTCAACACGATTGCTAGTCGAGCCATTCAAGTAAACCTGACCAGTGCCATCTGTTGGGCTTCCAGTGCCTGTCGTGGTAACTGTCGTCGCTTTAACTGTAGATGCGGTTGTTGCGCCAACAGTCGTACCGTCAATTGCACCACCAGTCACCGCCACAGAGTTTGCGTTCTGCGTGGACATGGTTCCCAAACCAGTAATGTCTGTGTTTGGAATAGTCGATGAGGCTGTTAACGCAGTTGTACCAGCGCCTTTGACATAGCCTGTCAATGTAGTAGCACCAGTGCCACCATTGGATACCACAAGGGTTCCAGCTAAGGAGATTGCTCCAGAGGTTGCCGTGCTTGGAGTAAAGCCTGTAGTTCCAGCGTCAAAAGTAGTTACTCCACCCGCTGGCGCTGGTTGCCATGAGGCAGTTGTGCCATTAGACGACAACAGGTAGCCATTAGCGCCAATACCCAATCGGGTTGCACTGTTAGCTCCGTTCCCAAGAATTAGGTCACCAGTCGTAGTGATAGGCGACAAAGCGTTAAATGCCGCAGAAGCTGTAGTCTGTCCTGTACCACCAGAGCCAATCGCAAGGGTCGTAGACAGTCCAGCCGCAGTACCAGTGGTGTTCTGGTTCCATGTAGGAATAGAGCCAGCCAAGTCTGCGTAAGCAATACTGACCACACCTACTTGACCGTTAACAGAACTGACCAAGTTAGTCTGGTCGATCTTCTGCCAAGTCGATCCGTTAAAAATAGCCCAATCACCCACCTGCCAGTCAGTCACGCCATTTAAATTGGTCGAACCTGCTACAGAAACAATGTAGTAGTAACCGTTTACACCAACGCTTGAAGTCAGCGTAGGCGTGTTAGTCGATGCGTTCCATGAACCCTGATACGACAAACCACCTGTAAAACTTGCAGTTGTGACGCTTGTGACCACACCCTTAGAGTTGACGGTCACCACAGGAATTGCAGTCGACGAGCCATAAGTGTTAGCAGTCACACCAGAGGCTGGCAGGTCTGCGTTAACCAATGATCGGAAAGCTGTAGGAGCGGCGGCTCCAGCGGCAGGGCCAGCGTAGACCACATTGGCAGGCTGATCTACCACCAACAGCGCGGAACCCCATGTAGGCGCTCCAGAGCCACCAGACACTAATACTTGACCAGCAAGACCAACAGGGCCAATATAAAGACCGTCAGCACCAGACCAAACAACAGCGCCAGCCGCAGGCACTAAGCTCCGCGCTGTACCACCATTGCCTAGACCAAGGATGTTATCGACTTCATCATCAGCAGACAAGTCAACAGCAGGGTGTTTGTGATCGCTACGAGCAATGGTGTTTGCCACGCCTGCTGACCCAGTTTGGAAACCAGACTCTGGCGCACTAGCGCTATAGCTTGCGGCTAGGGTGACATTAGAGCTAAGCAGTCCACCACCAGTCAATCCATCGCCAGCAATCACTTGTGTGCTTGTAGGCACATAACCTGAGATCGTTGCAGGTATTGTGGTAGCCGCAGTTACTCGACCTTTAGTGTCAACAGTAAAAACTGGAATGTTTGTTGCATCGCCATAAACACCAGAAGTTACACCTGAATTGGCTAACTGCACGGAACCCACACCACCGTTAGCGATGCTCAGGGTCACATTGCCTGTTAACGCACCACCACCAGTCATGCCTGTGCCTGCGATTACTTGGGTGCTTGTGGGCACGCCAGCAACGCTTAACAGATCACCAACACGGATTTGGTAGTTGTTGCCCTGATAGACGATCATCATCAGGCTGTTTTCGTCAGCCACAGGAGCGACAGGTAACTGCGTGATTCGGGTCGGTATCAGATTACTTGGGACATCAGACATTTAAAACTCCAAATAGCTATTACCGTCTTCGGTGATGAAGAACTCGTCGCCTGCTTCTTGTATCACACCAGCAGGGCGGGTGTTAATCGGTGTATCAGGGCGGTTGAAGGGCAATATGATTTTATCAGGGGCGCGGGGCGCGAGGCGGTAGGGATCGTAGTCGTCGACATCTTCGGCGCAGACCATGAGGCCGGGGTAATTCGGGTCGCTCTGCAACTCTGCCATCAGGAACTTGCGCGAACAGCGTGCACAGATTGCAATGCCATAAGTCGCTTCGCCTGTTGGGTCTAGGAAAAGGCTCATTTGGTGTAGACCCCAATGCCGGGGTTGATCTGGATCGACGACCCATCATTGTCCCCATCCCATGCTCTCTGCACGCTCATCGCCGCCTTCTGCTCAAGCATAGGTATCAGCGCCGCATCCACCGCTGGAGTCTCTGCGGCAACCTTAGCGGCAAGCCCATCCACAATCGCTTGTAGCCATCTCTGAGGCACTTCCACATCTTGTTGGAGGTTCTCTGTGTCCATGATCTGGCGATGTCTCCACAGCACGAGCTGGGCAAGCTCAGCGTAGTCTGCGGGAGCGGGCCAGAGGTTGACGACAGGGCGTGGGAGGTCGCGTTGATACCAGAAGGTGGCAGGCCGACCGGGGAACACCTTGTTGCTCTGATTCACATACCCATCTCGATTGAGAACCCCTAGCGGAATCTCTTGTGGCAAGTTGCCAAGAGTCACCAGCGTCAGCGTCATCGTCGATGTCGATGTGAATCTGAAGTATTGGTAAGGCAAAGCACCTGAAATATCAGTCCAAACGATTTCTCCAGCCGCCGCTGTTGCTGATTGCGTGCCCACAGTAGTCCAAGACGAGCCATTTGTACTAACTTGGAAGGTAACAGGCACAGCCGCCGCACCCCACTTGATGCCAATGGTGTCAACAGTGGTTGTGGTCGTGAAATTTACTGTGTAAGCAGTGGAAGTGATGGTTGTCGCACCAGATACTTGCTGAATTTGACGGTAATTCAAGTTCAACACATCAACAGTACCCAAAGGAAGGGTCACAATCTGCTGATTTTGGTACATTGGCAAGATTACATAGTCAATACACCAGCTAGGTGTACGAATGTTCGCCAATTCTGACAAAAACAAGTAGAGGGATTCGAGCGCATAGCTCTGCATTTCGCCAGAAATGGCTTGAGCAGGCAGTCTACAGCGCCTGAAAGCGTGGTCTACGACTTTCAGCGCATTAAATGTAGTGCCGCTCACATTACCAGAAAAAGCCATGCTAACCCCGCATTGTAGTCAGGATGCTTGCTGATCCAGCACGCTCTTATTGACGAAAATTATAGTTTATTAAGTCAGAAAAAACAACTTAACAATTAACTTTTGCTTTCATTGCCCTGCCACCCTTTTTCATGGGGGAGATCATAGGCTCACGAGGTGCAACTGGCATCTGGCGGCGAGGAGCAGTGATACCCAAACCCTTTTGGGCAGGAGGAATCATGCCTTGACCACCACGAGGGCCAATGTTCTTCTCGGTCTTTGACTTCATCATCTCTTCTTTTTGCATTACTTTGCCGCCTTTTTTCATTTGAGGAGGCATAGCTGGCCTTCCAACCATAGGTTGTGAAGTTTGCGGTACTGGTCTTCCAACTATAGGTTTTGAAGTTTGCGGTGCTTGCCTATCAGTTATAGGTTGTGAAGTTTGCGGTGCTTCAATTTGTCTTGGACTTACTCCAATTTGTCTAGGACGAGTAACTTGCGTTACAGCCGTAGGTTGTTGAGTCCTATTACGAACTGCTGTGAGTTGCATAGCACCACCCGTAGCCATTTTCATAGCAGGGCCACCGCTCTCATAGTTGCAAGCCTTCTCATTAAAGTCAAAGTCCTTGACATATTTCATTTTTGCCATGATTTATCCTTGTGGGTTAGCGTATGTCTTGATGCATTCAAGAACAACACAGTACATATCACCTGCTGAAGCATCTGCGGTAGTAAACAGCACATCACCAGTTACACCAGCGCCTGCGTTGTTTGGAATACCACCAAAAGATGACAAGTCCATCAGATAGTTTGAGTTCTGAGGAATCATCCATGCAAACACATCCGTTGTGGCATCCCAAAGAATGCGCACTTCCATGCCATGTGTCGTTGCAAAAATCTTGTTCAGCTTTACACCATTACAAGCATTGCCAGAAGCATTAGGATTTAATGTAGAAACATCGATCTTAATTACACCAGTCTCACCAGTGCCATCAGAGATATTTGTAAATTTAGCAATAAACAGTCTCTCGCCATCGAGGATCGTTTGCGAAGCTACAGCATCAGCCATATAAATCTCCTGAAGTTAAAAATGAAAGGGGCGAACCCCTCTCAATTAAGCGGCAACAGCGCCATTCAGGGCAACGATGTCCCAACCTTGGGCAGTGTAAATCAACATAGCGCTATCACCAACAGCGGTGAAAGTAATTGTTGTAAAACCGATTTTGGTTGTGGGTGTCAATACGGCTGAACCGCCATCAACAATGTGGCTGATGATCTTGATTTGACCAACAGTACCGTTAGCCAATGTCAATGCTTGTGAAGCACCTGTGGTTGTCAAGCTAGTCAACATGTCAGTGATGTTAACTGCGCCAGCGCCAGAGAGAGCTTGGTTAGAGGCGAATACATCGCCAGTGATGTTGCCAGTCACATTACCTGTGATGTTGCCCGTGATGTTGCCCGTGACAGCGCCAATAAAGCCATTGGTGGATGTAACTGGGCCAGAGAAGGTGGTTGATGCCATGATAGTTCCTTACATGCAAGTGTTGCGCAACCGTCTGCATGTCGTCGGTAAGGGCGTACCGTCTGTTGCGCGTGGATTAAATGTGCCCAGCAAACACCCCCCTTGCGGAGAGTGTTCACTTGATACTTTAGTTAAAGATCAAACGCCCGCTGTACCATAAATACCGCGAGGATCAGTCCAACCGAAAGTATAACGCTCGGTGGCTTTGTAGCGCATTGAATCAGTCTCGAAGTCGCCTTCCATAGACTTTTCCAAACCACGGCGCATCAACAACTTCAAGCCTTCTGGTGCATCAGTCTCAATCCACCATGCAGTGGTTGATGTGATACGAGACAAGTTAGCTTGACCATCAGCCAGCAAGCCCATGGACTTAACAGGGTTGATGTCGTTGTCAGCAGTGCCTGTACGCAACACACTCTTCAACAGAACTTCGGCTTGGAACACATTAGATGGGCCAGACACGATCTTGGTAGGAGTCAAGCGGATACGCTTGCCGTTGTTGTCAACAGCGTTGCGAATCTGAATGAGCATCTGCTCAAGAGAAGTTTGTGACAGAGCGGCGGCTGTAGCAAGCTGGTTACTGAAAGTGCCGTTCACGATTGGGTGAGAAGGGTTAACCAAAGATACGCCGTCACCACCTGTGTACGCGCTGTTGAAAGCACGGTTCAGGATGTTAGCGCCAAGGGTTTCCTTAGTCTCAATCAATGACTGTGCCAAGTGTTTGGCATAGGTCTGACCGATACGGATGTGATCACCGTCCTCAACCAAGACTTTGGTCAAGCTGAATGCCAAACCGTAGACTTTGTAGAGGTAGCGTTGCAGGAACAATACGCCACCAGATTGGTAGCTTACTGCCATGCCGTCAGGCAACTCGGGAGCCGCGCCGAAACCGTACAAGACGGGTTCTTCGTGGTAGTTACGAGGAATGCCTTTTTGCTCACGGAAAACCATCTTCCATTCATCAGCACGCTGATTGTAAACGCCGTCAAAGACTTCGTTCAGGATTGGCTCAACAACGGATCGAAAGTCCGTACTACGCATTGGGGTAGCCATAATTTAGCCCTCCTTATACCGAGTTCACTGCGGCTTTGTAGTGGTGTTCGTTGATACGAACAGTCACAACAACATAAGCGTCAGTGAGGGAGTCGTTGATTTCATATCCAAAGCCAGTGATCTGGAATTGACCAGAAGTGGCTTGAATGGCGGTCAGGTAGGTGTTAGACAAACCTGTTTGGGTTGAGCCACCGGGCGACGCAACAGTCCAATCACACTCTTCACCAACAGCCGTTTGAACGGTTGTGCCAGCGGAGGGGTTGTTGTACTGAACATCAAACAGTGTTTCAGGATCATCATAGACCCATGCAGTGATCTCTGTACCAGTCGTTCCAGAAGGAAAGAAAGGGGAGATCGTTGGTTTACCAGTAGCGTCCAAATACTGTACACCTGCGAAGATGCCCAGCAAAGAAACGCCGTCTGTAGTACCTGAACGAGTGCCGTCCGAAGTACCTAGTTGAATTACACCGTTGTCGGTTAACTTAACGGGATCACCGCTAAAAATGTTAGCCGCATAGGTGCTCGCGATTACATAGGCTTTTGGGCGCATCTGACCACTGTTGTGGAAAGAAGCACGAAAGCCAAAGGGTGCGCTAGTCGATGACATATTGCTCCTAATGGATTAAAAGGTTTCGTCAGGAAAGATCAAAAAGAGCTTCCCGCTGTTGTCCTATTTCCAGATTGCCATCTCCCACAGACAGCTTCGACTTAGATGCACGGGCTTGTTGCTCGAGGAATTCTGCGGTGTCGGTCAATTTCTCTTCCTCACGCAGTGGCGCATCGTGGTGCGCTTCCTTCATGTACGCCTCATAAAGCGACATGGGGAGCTTGAAAGCAAGCATCTCGTTCACCCCAATGAATCCAGACCAATCGCCAGTCTTGAGGGTCGCGTATTCCCAGCCCGGGATGTCCTCGGGCTTCAGCGGCTCATATCCAAGACGGATGCGCATTTGTATAGAGTCACGAGGGTTAGTCGTGGTCAGCCAGCAACAGTGCCAGCCGGGGATTCTTGGCAGATCAGGCAGTGAAGACTGAAAAAACTGCTGACGGAACATCTCAATCCGCTCATTCTCGGTCACCTCGCGATTTTCCGTTACGGCGCGATCTGTCATCGCACGCCCCACGCGATTCTCTCCAGCGGATTTCTTCATTCGTTCGTCGGTCATTACTCGCTCCTTTCAGCGATTGAGAAAATTATACGACTTATTTGTTAATTTGCAAATAAATCAAGATTTGTTTAATCGATCATACTCTTGGTATCGCTTCACATACTTTGTGCGCAACACTGGATCATCCCAAACGCCTGCATCAATCAACGCTTGCTTGCGATCTGGGCTGACATAAACTTCTGTTTTACGGGTAGATGATGGCGCGTATTCACGACCTGACCCAACAGTAGGGCCACCACGGGCAACACGCTCTTCGCGGTCTGCCTTTGGTGCTTTGCCAAACTGCTCTGGCAAGCGGCGTGCAACTCGTGCCCGTAACTCATCCCAGTAGTCTTCACTTCTAGGATCGTGACCTTCCTTGTTCATGGCTTGGTCAATCGCTAAAACAATAGCTGATTTCTCGTCGCCACCTTGGGGGTCGTACCACTTGTTCTCTTCCAAGAACTCTTTGGCATGCATCATCGCTCTGTCGTCCATAGGCTGTTGAGCCTGTGGTGGGCGCTGTGTAGCTTGTTGTTTTTGGTAGTTTAGTTGGTTAACCTTGGCAAGAGCTTCGTCGCGGTAACGCATAGCCTTAGCTACATCTTCACCGTTACCAACCTCTACTGCTTTAGCAATAACTCGATCAGCCATTTGAGCTTCGTTAGCCGCTCTAGCAATCTGAGCATCAATTTGACCTAAGTCGCTTTGGAAGGCTCGTTGTTCTTGAGCAGACATTCTGCGCTCAAGTTCATCATTGCGTTTACGGAGGAAGTCCAACTCCACTTTGTCGCGGGTAATGGCTTTATCTCGGCGTTCTTTGCGCTCGAGTTTTTCAAGTCGTCTGCGCTCTCGGATTGCTTCTCGCTCTGTGTCATTGCCATCATCTTCGTCTTGTTTAGCAACTCTGTCGTCACCGCTATCGTCATCATCTTCCTCTACAGGCTTCTCTTCGACAATAACTATGTCTTCTACTTCACTTTCAGGACGCTCGTCTGTTTCTTTCATTACTTCAGCCATAAATCATCTCCTTTCAGATGAATGCTCGAACAGCTAGTGGATCGCCTTGAACGCGACCAATAATGTCCAAATCATTAAAAATAACAAATAAGGCTTTTTCACCAGTGGGTAGTTCTACTTCCCAGCGGTCACCGCCATACTTTGCGACACGAACAAAATCTCCGTCATTGCACCATGCACCTTCAGGCCAACTCGCCATCGTGTCTCGGTTCTTGAAGGCGAGGGGGCCAATTGCGATGACCTTTCCAACCTGTGTGTTCCACTTTTCAGTGTCACGAGAACCTGTATCGATGATGATGCCACCTGCTGACTTTTGCATAGGGGTACGGATTTGGATCAGAACACGGCTTCCAAAAGGCTGAATTCCAGCTTCTACTGCTGGGAAAGCCTCTGCCAGTGCGTTCTCATAAGTCATTGTCACTATTTTTCTCCTCGTCTAGTAGTGATAACAGTACATTTACGGCGGCTTCGTAGCCTGCTACGACTCCGACACGATACCCGTACTCGAAGGTATTGCGTTCTTGAGGACGCTTCAAGGCATCCAGCGCAAACTTCTGCTGGTCGGACTTGAGGCGGTTGAGCAGTTGCTCAGGAAAATTCACGCTGGAGTCTTGGGCGTAGTGGGAGCGCTAGGAACGGTTTGACCGTTGAGCTTCTCGCCAGCCGCCATGCGGTGGTGTTGTTTGACGAATGCGCCAGTCATGGGAACTGTGCCAGTTTTTGGGGTATCAGACATGTGAGTCTCCTAAGTTAAGTTACAAAGTATCAATCAACGCGCCCCGGGGTTGATCCCCGTGCCCGTACTCACCGCAAACTTCTCCCCAGTCGCAAGCTCCGTTGCCGCAAGCCTCATCGCTGTGTCGTTGTCCGCAGTGTTCATGCGCTCTCGAGTCTCTAACTCTATCAGCGTCCGTTCGTTCTCAGCCCTCTGGCGCATCTCTTCCTTCTGCATGTCTTCTTGGCTCTTCTGCGCATCTGTCTGTGCATCGACTTGAAGTTTCTGTTGTTGCAGTTGCAGTTTCGCCTGATCAATCTGGGCACGCTGTTGCATCATCTGACCTTGCAACTGCGCGTTCATCTGAGCAATCTCCATAGACTTGTCTGGTGGCATTGGAGGCTGTGGCTTGAACTGCTGAGCCGCCTCGTCGATCTGAGCCAACTCCTGACCAAAGCCGCCAAGTTGCTGTTCAATAAACTGCTGAACTTGCAAGATCACATTAACTTGCTCATCTGCATCTTCTTTGATCAACTCTTCGCGCTGTGCCATGTCCACAGCATTGTGAGCTTCGACAAGGTAGTAGTTCAGCAAGTGGTCACGCAAGTGTGTGGCAATGGGGTACATGAATGTACGAGCAATCACAGGGTTGCTACCAAATAAGGGCGACTTTAAAAACGCAAGGTGGGTCTTGAGGTGAGCCATGTGGTCTTGCTTGGGCAACACGAAAACAGGGCGACCCATTGTTGCGGCAACATTCTCGCTAACAGGATCAATATCCTCAGACCCAGCTTGCGCTTGCAACACATCGTCCGAACTAATCTTCAGATTGCGCAAGAACATTTGCTCTACTTTAAGCTGATCATACATTTGGGGCATTGCCTGCGCCCTTTGCATGATTGCTTGAATCTGTGCAAACCTTTGTGTTTCACTGAAGATTGCTGGGTCGCTGACTGGGATGACATCCATTGGGCCATCAAAGTCAGAAGGCTCAATATCCAAACCAGACTCGAGCGCTTCAATATCTTCATCTGTCATGTAGGCAGAATTGATGCGGTGCAATATCTTGAACACACGAGCCATCGATGAGTGCAGGCGTGAGTGGATAGAGGAGAACACCACCATGCCTTGCTCAATGAGTGCAAGGGTTGTGCCTACAGGAGCGTTGACATTTTGGTCGCTCAGCTTCTCAAAGGAGGTCTGAACAACGCCCTTGCCTGCGTCCACCAAGAAGCCAAGCAACTGAAAGAGCACAGGGGAGGGTGGGTTGAAGGGCATGGGCATGGCGATCTTGCGGACATCGTCCACGAGTGCGCCACCTTCCATCTCCACGACTTCGGTGGGCTGGAGGTTGATGGTCTGACCCCCGGGGCCGCCCTTTAGCTTTAGCAGTGTCGGAATGTTCTGAATATGCGCACTATCCATCAGCGCCCTCAGAGCACCCGTAGCCGCTCCACTCAGTCCACCAATCATGTGTGTCAGTCCAATTGGGTATGCACCACGCCATGGCACGAACCCAAACTCCACAATCCAGTCAAGCTCTTTGCGGTAAGTGTCCTCTGCTTCCCAGTTACGGTAAAGCGACAGCGCCAGCCCACTCGACTTGTCCACGCTCAGGATGTAAGGTTCAACGCCATCACCAAAGTCTAGGTAGGTGTAAATCTCAAAGATTGTGCGCAGTCCATCCTCGTTGTAGGAGGACTCTTTGCGACCTTCAATCTTGTCGTTAGCTTGGGTTGACTTGCTGTACTCAGGCTCATCAGCCGTGCCAACATCGACATCGCGGTACATGCCAGACTTGACCCTGCGCATGTATTCCATCTTGGTTACATACTGGACATGGGTCTTGCGCTCAGCGCTATAGAAGTTAGTTGCGGCAAATGGCAGGTAGACATCATCGATGGGGATAAACTCAGCCGCTGGTCTGCGGTGCTGTGGGTTCCACATCATCTTCAGGTACTGACCACCACCTAATGGGAGCTGGGTGCTGAGTTGCTCGAGTTCGCCACGGAACTCAGTCATTTGCTCAGTGGTCTGCCAGTTCATGAAGGCGGCTTTGCGCTCTGCCTTGTCGACCTTCTCTTTGTTCTTCTCGCCTTGAATCTTGCTCTTGACTGGGCCACTTGGAGGGAAAATCTCCTTCATGACTCGAGCGGAGAAGTCCACGCAGGCTTCGATGAGCATGGGGTGGACGACTTTGTTTGCGCCTGTGAACTGCGCACCGCCGGGGGCATCATCGCCCAGCCCCGTGCGCCTCAGTCCCTCTTCGTACTGCTTGTCCCGCTTCTCTCGTGCTTCCTTGTCCTTGTCGATCTTCTCGAGCAAGTCCGTAGTCGCCTCGACGAGCATAGACTGGTCTACATCGTCGACAATGTTCGCAAAGTGGGCTTGGTTCTTTTGTGCGTCTTCGTCGTTCTCTTTCTCACGAATGATCGCACCACCATCTTCGGTATCTTCTACCTCTGAAAAGTCCTCATCGACTTCAACAGTTTCGCCTTTATCTTCAGGGATCGTTAGGTCTTTGTTTTGTTCAGCCATACAGTTCCTCATATAGCGATGCCGCTATTGTGTCGATTTCCTTTGGATTGTACTCGACAGCACCACCTTTGGCATAGAAGTCAGGCAAGTCTATCGGTGGGCGCTCAATCAACAGGTTTTTAGGCAAAGAGTCGTCAAAGTATTTTTCAGGCTTGACTTTATTGCCAGTCATAGCCATTTCTTCTTTCAGCGCCTGAATGTAATCCTCTTGTGAGCCTCTAGGCAATGGCTCACGCAATTCATAGTTTGGCATCAACTGCACAAGGCTTCTTTGTTGACCAGCGCCAGCAAGTGCACGGTTGCGGTGGCGACCCTCATGCCCTGTGATGTAAGGCATCAAAGGCAAGCCAGTCTCTTGCTTGCTGATTTGCAGGTAGGGCACTTGATCAAAACCTTCAGGTAGTGTCCGCAAATACTTGAGGTAATCTTCTGTGGACATTGTAAATTTTGATAGATCACCTTGGCTGGCTAACTTTGCCGCATTAGGGCCAACACTGCTCTTGTAATGCAATCGAGCGGCGTAATTTTCAAAGTCCGCTGGGTCTATGGTCATCAAGGCTTTGGCATTGTCACCAGAGAATGCTTCGCGAAGCGCCTCATCTGTGAACATCTTCTCAAGGTTAGGAATCTCATCAGCCGCACGCTCTACACGCTTTGCACCATAGTTACCTTTAGCTGTGCGGACTGCTTCCTTGACCCTGCTAATCCCTTTAGGGATCACAATGGCTGGCGCTTCAATAGTCTCGATGACAGTTGTCTTAGCGCCTTTTGGGTAATAAGACTCAAACAGGTCAGCTAATGATTTAACCACTTTGGCTTTGCCGCCAGCTTGGAACTTCTTAACCGCGCCACCTTTCTGGTAGCCAACGATTTGCTTGACTCGATCTTGGTACTTGCCCATCTCGTCTAGGTATTGTTGGTCAACGACTTGGTGTGGGAACACCTTCTGGATCGTGCCTGTAAAGTCAGAAGGGCTTTGAGTCCTCAAGACATGCGCAGTTGCGTCAGGGTATGACATGGTAAAGGGTGACAGCACCTCACGGGGGCCAATCGCCTCACCCAAAATACGGTGGGTGTAGGTGTTGTGGATATTACCTAGAGGCTCGACAGGCGCGTTAGGCTTGAGGATGCCTGTGTTCAGACCAGTCATGTTGATCTCGAGGTTGCGGATAGCAGGCTCGGAGATCGCGTACTCGATGTCACGCCCATTGGGTAAGCCAAGGGGTT